TCCCTCTTTCTTCATAAACGTCCCAAATTGTTCTTCTATCTTTCTTTTGATAAAGTCTATGCAAAGCAGCATAAGCATAAACTGTAGTGTCTAAAGCTTCGTTTCTTTCTGTTGATTTTTTTACCCATTCCCTAACAGGAAAACCTTTTACAAATCTAATAATTTGTTTTTCTGCTGTTAACTGTTTAAAGTATTCTTCGTCTGCTTTAACATTAAAATGTAAATAACCAGCACCTTGTTCTACATGACGTAATCTAGAAAATAAAGTTGTTTTAATTGTATCTGTACCTACTATAAATAATTCAGCCCCACGTTTAATAACTCTACCCCTCCAGTTTAAATCTAATTTTTTTCCTTTTCCTATAGGTGGTTTATCTTTAACACTTGCACCCTTTATAGCAATAACTCCGTACTTCCTTCTATCTCTTGTATAAGCATAAACCTCGTTAGTAAAATGACCACCAGAGTCCACAGCAACTATATCAGGAGTAAAACTACCCCCTAATTCATGTCTAAAAGGTCTAAGTAATAGTTGATCTAATTGTTTCCATAATTCTGTACTTCCGGGATCTCCATATATTTCTTGATGGTCTATTAACCAACCCTCTTCGCCACGACCCCACCCCCAAACAGACAAAGCTAATCTATTATCCTGTACATCAACCCCAGCAGTTAAAACAACTGCTTTTTCTGGTATCATATTGGACTCATAAGACTCAACCCTATCCATTAATACATCTGCGCCAACTTTTGCTGCATAATTTTCTTCAAATGTCTCCCCAAGAACAGTATTTACAAAAGTTTTTAATCTTTGTGGGTCTGATTTAGCTTTTATAAAGTCATCTACAATTTCTTCCCACCCTTTCCAACCAAGTGGAGAATATAAACCATTTAAGTGAAATCCAGCAGTTTTACCATCACTAGGAGCAGTAGCCCTCCATTCTCCACGACTTAAAAAATAATGTTTATCTTTTTCTACAAATTTTTGTCCACAACTTTCACATTCGTATTTTACAGTTTTTGGATCATTGTCTTC